ACAAAATCCTTTAATTCAAGAATCTTCAGAAATTAAAGAAGCACAAGCAATGCTTCAAGTAGAATCTAATACACTTAAATCTAAATGGAATCAAATCACAGTTGAAATTGAAAGATTCGAAAAAGGACATAAAAAAGTATCAGTTAATGAAAACCAAGGATACGCTATCAACACTGATATCAAAGTAAAAAGAAGTGGTGAAAGAGGTAAAGTTGTTGGAGTTAATGGAAATTCTAAAACTTACACTGTGATGTTTGAGAATGGAAAAACTGGAGAATTCTTCTTCAGCGATGTAATGGATACTGACGACGAAATTTCTGATGTTAATTTAGAGGTATCAAATGAAATTGATGCAATTGGACAAACTAACGAAAAACAAGATATGAATCTTGCAGAAGCACCTTCTAAGGGAGCTAAATCCTCAGCAAAAAATGTTGATGATTTAGGTAAGCATAATTTAGCAACTCTTCCTAAGAGTAATGCAGCTTCTTCAGCAAAAGATATAGACGATTTAGGTAAACATAATCTAGGATCTCTTAAAGTAGGAGGTGGCAAAAAAGCCAAAGAAACAGTAGGTGTTTCTGGAGATATGAATTTAGCTAAACTTCCATTTAAAGGATCAAGAAAAGAATGGACAGGACTTTTAAAATCTCTAGTTAAGGGACAAAATCTAGCAACAGCACCTGGCGGAAAGGCTAAGGATGGTGCTACATTTATTCAGAATTTAGAGGATCACCAATTAGCTGAGTCACAAGCTAATCAACACGTAGAAAAAGCACCTAAGGGGAAATCAGAGAAGCCTAAGAAATTCGTAGAAAATCTAGACGACGCTGAATTAGCAGAAGCACCAGGCAACCACAATAAGAATGGTAAAAAAGACCACGAGCCTCTAAACAGAGCTGGTCTAGCTAAAGCACCTAAAGCCAGAACAAAAAAAAAGTAAAAACAATACTGGAAAATAATGGAGAAGAGTTCGTTCCTGATGAAACAGGGAGCGAACTCTTACTTTTTAGTGAGGACCTACATAAAACCATAGGAAAACTAAAAGAATTAGAAACAAGTAGCGAATCTAACAGTAAAATAGGTTTAAGAGTTATACAAGATTCTATTAATAGACTTGCACAACTAGAGGAAGACATTCAAAAACAAATTGAAGCCCTCCAAAATAACTTCACCGAAAACTAATGGAATATGTAAAAAACAAGGATTTAAAGAGAGCACTGCTTGAATCTAAAGAAAAAGGAAGATTAACACCAGAGACTGTTAAGATGTTTACTCTTATAGTTAATGGACTTTCTAAAACAAAATCCTATAGGGATATTGAAGACAAAGAAGATTGCATAGCTTTCGGTCTAGAAGATTTGATTAAATACTGGGACAGATTTGATCCTGCTAAGTCTGATAACCCTTTTGCTTTTATTTCTCAGGTTGCCAAGAATGGCATGCAAAAGGGATGGAAAAAAATCCATTCCACCCGATCTATTAAAACAATACCATTTTCCAGGATAACCAAAGAAGATGGCCAAAATTATAATGTCTAAGGTTAACATTAAATTAGTAAGACCTAATGGTAGATTTAAGTCGGGAAAATTCGTTCCAAGAAATCCTGAAAAATACATTGGGGACATTCATAATATAATTTACAGGTCCTCCTGGGAGGGAAGATTTTGTCAATATTGTGACCAGAATCCAAATATTTTAAAATGGTCTTCTGAACCGGTTGGTATAGAATACTGGAGTCCCATTGATAAAAAGACCCACACGTATCACCCAGACTATTATATAAAGGTGAAAAAAACTGATGGAGGGGAGGAAGGGTGGTTGATTGAAATTAAACCATCGAGTCAATATCAATTAGAAAAAAAACCGGTCATACAAGGAAATATGACAGAAAAAAAGATCAGAAGCTATAACCAACAAATGGAAACTTGGATTGTTAATCGAGCAAAATTTGATGCAGCAACTAGATTTGCTAATCATAACGGATATAGATTCGGAGCAGTAGATGAAAATTTTATTTTTAGATAATGGACTTCAAAAGGGAGCTTGCGGAGGCCATAGAAAAATCTGGTTCTCCTGCTAAACTAACAGAGGAGAGTTTTTTACACTATAGAAACAACTATTCGGTTCTTAAACAATCTGATAGCCTTAAATCTCTTATCCCTGGAAAGATTTATACATTTTTTTATGACTCCTCATTAAAAAACGAAAGGGATTATATTAATCACAGACCTGTTCTTTTTTTAGATTCTAGAGAAATAACTTTGGCCAAAAGCAATTTAGTTGGAATTGATATGATACTTTTAACCCCTAGGGATCGTAAGAACTTTTTAATTCGTTTGCATGCTGTTTATGGGAAAATGATGGATCAGAACGACAAAAGGGATAAAGCATCTCAGCTTCCTTTAAGGTTTGATAAGGATCTTTTAGAAACTTTAATGGGTGGTATCAAGTATAATCATGCATACAACGGATATAAGTTGGAAAAAATTAAGGGTTTAAAAGAGATTCCTCGGGAGGAATGGAAGTATCTTGTTTATCTAGATACCAAATCTTTGGAGGGGGCTTTATTAAACGATATATACAATAAATACGGATAATGGCTGGATTTTTAGGAGACAATGGATTAAATCCTTTTTTTAGTAACGTTTGGAACAACCTAAAGAAAATAGGGACGTTCGGAATGAGCTATGGGGATATGGTAGTGAAGAACTCCCAGGCCATTGGTGTAACAGAAGCTCAGTTCATTGATAAGGGAAACGTTGATGAAAGCCTTCTTTATACTATTAGAAAGGCTGATACTAGTGCCAAACAATATGTTGCATACTTCGATAAGGATTATCCTAACAAAAAGGTTTATCTTCGTCAGTTTGCTTTAAATCCTGAAATTGAATTCATTCTAGATACAGTCTGCGACGAAGCAATAGTTTATGATGATAAAAACTTCTTTGCTTATTTTTCCAATGTGGACATCAAAGAAATAGGGGATAAATTAGAGGATAAGATCCAGGATAGATATAAACAAATCTATAATCTTTTTGGTTTTAATGAGGGTATTTCAGCTTGGCACTTTTTTAGACAATTCCTAGTTGATGGTATCTTAGCATTTGAAATCGTTTTTGACCAAAGAGGTAAGGAGATTATCGGATTTAAAGAATTAGATCCTGCGTCTCTTTTACCATCTGTTGAAAAACAATTAGACGGATCTTTCGTTGAATGTTGGATCCAATATCCGGACAATCCTGCGATGACTAGGAAGTTATACGATTCTCAAATTATTTACATTTCATATGCAAAGGGAAATACTATAACAAGATTAAGTTATGTTGAGAGATTGGTTAGATCCTTCAATCTACTCAGAATCATGGAACACACTAGAATTATCTGGAACGTGATGAATTCTTCCTACAGAATGACAATGACAGTTCCTATCGGAACTAAATCACCGCAAAAAGCAAAACAGTCTTTAGCAGAACTAATGAGTATTTATAAGGAAGATATAAGATTAGACTCAGATTCTGGAGAGCTTTTTGTAAACGGTAGACCTAATATTCAGTTTTTTAAGAACTATTTAATGCCTTCTACACCGAACGGAACCCCTGATATTACTCCATTAACTGGATCTGGGGATGCTACTCCTTTTAGTGACTTGAAAGCCCTATCATATTTCGCTGACAAATTAAAACTTGATTCAAAGATTCCTTATTCAAGGTTTGATAGAGAAGATAGGGGAACACAGGGAACCTATAGTGGTAATGCCGAAGGACTAGATCAGGAAGAGATCAGATTCTTTAAATTTATCACCCGATTAAGATCTATTTTTCAGGATATCATGCTTAAGCCGCTATGGATTCAATTTAGCTTAGACTATCCTAAATACCAAAAGGATTTCATGGTCAAGAGTCAATTTGGATTGGATTATGTGAAGGATAACTCTTTTGCCGAAATTAGATACATGGAAATTCTTAATGCTAGAAAAGATCAGGTAAGTAAAATCTCTGGTCTTATGGATGGCGACGGAAAGCCTTATTTTTCATTAAGATATGTCCTGGACAAATATCTAGGTATGACCGATGACGATAAGATAGCAAACGAAAACGCTAAGGTAAAGGCAGAAAAGAAAAAAGCAGAAGAGGCAAAGAAGGAGGAGGAAAAGAAAGCTGAGGAGGGAGAAGCACCAGCAGAAGGCGGAGAAGAAAAACAAGACGAGTTTAAACTTTAAAAAATGGCAGGATTCATAGACAACTTTTCACAGAACAACCCTAATATGGGGAGGATACTTAGAACCGTAAGTAAGATTGGATCTTTCGGAATGGAGTATAAGGATCTTGTAGTGAAAAATTCACAGGCCATTGGTGTATCCGAGGCAATGATGAGACAAAGGTTAGCACTGGGGGATGCTGATGAGGATTTCATTTATAGCTTAGCAGCTCAGGATACTTCAAATAGAAAATATATTGCGTACTTTGATAAAGAGTATGGCTTTAAAAGAGAATTTCTAAGAAGATTTGCAATCAATGCTGAAATTGAATGGATCTTAGATATTCTTGCAGACGAAGCTATCGTTTATGATGATAGAAATTTTTGTTGTGGTTTATCCTTAGTTAATTTGGAGCTGTCCGAAGAAATGATAGGATCTCTAAGAGATAATTTTCGTAAGATTTATGTCTCTCATGGATTTAATAACGGAATTTCTGCTTGGCAATACTTTAGACAATTTCTTATCGACGGATTCTTATCCTTTGAAATAGTTTATTCTGATGATGGTAAACAGATTGTTGGATTTAAGGAGATCGATCCTATTTCATTAACTCCTTCTATTGAAAGAAATGCAGCGGGTCAAACTGTTCAAATCTGGTATCAATATTTTGGTGATAATGTAAAAGAAAGAAAATTATATGACTCCCAAGTTATTTATATTTCATATGCTAAAGGAAACACATCTAGTAGAACTAGTTATTGCGAGCGATTAATTAGATCCCACAACCTTTTAAAAATCATGGAGCATACCAGAATTATCTGGAACGTAATGAATGCTTCATTCAGAATTAAAATGACTGTTCCGGTTGGGACAAGATCCCCTCAAAAAGCAAAAGAAACCTTAGGTGAGTTGATGAGCATGTATAAGGAGGATATTAAACTAAATACAGATTCAGGGGAATTAAGTATTAATGGCAGACCTAATTTACAATTTTATAAAAACTACCTTTTCCCTGTTCAAGGAGGGGAATCACCAAAGGTAGAAACGCTTAACTCAGCAGGACCCAATTTAAACATTATAGACGCTGTGGTTTATTTCTTTAATAAGCTTAAGGCAGATTCTAAGATTCCTTTCAATCGATTTGCTGCAAGATCTGGAGGAACAGTAGGTACCTATAAAATTGGTGCGGAATCAGCAGAAAGGGATGAAATCAGGTACAATAAATTTATTAATAGAATAAGATCCATCTATCAAGAGATCCTTTTAAAGCCTTTATGGATTCAGATGACCCTGGATTATCCAGAATTAAGTAATGATACTATCTTTAGATCCCAATTGGGGATTAAATTTAATTCCGATAATCAATTCGGCGAATCCAAAGAAATTGAGCAGTTAATCAAGAAAATAGATTTTATTTCTGCCCTTTCAGAGATTAAAGAAAAGAAAGGAGAAGAGGAAGTTCCATATTTCAGCCAAGACTTTTTAATTGATAAATTCTTAGGATTAACCAACGAAGATAGAAGGGTTAATGATATTTATAAAGAAAGAGATGAGAAAGAAAATGCAGAGGCTGCTGCACCAGCAGAAGGAGCTGGTGATGTAGGGGGAACTTCTACTGGCGGAGCAGAACCAGCAGCTGAGCCTGCATCAGAACCAGCAGCTGAGCCTGCAGCAGAGCCTGCAGCCGAACCAGCAGCAGAGCCTGCAGCAGGTGGGGAAGCAGGGGTAGTTTAATTGAAACATTTTTTGTAACCGAGTTTTTCCTGTATATTTGATGTCTAAACTAAAATCAAATGCAGCAGGAATTAGAAATTCTTTTAGATGTTGAAAGAGCAACAGGAGAGGGATCTCAGAAAAGAAAACAACAAATTATCTCGGAAAACTTATCTCCTAGATTGGAATACATCCTTTCTATTTGTTTTGATCCTTTCGTAACAACTAAGCTACACAAGCTAGACTACGAAGACAAGGAATGCAAAGAAAATCCCAAGTTATACGAAGAATTCTTCTCTCTATGTGAGGAGTTAAAGGCAGCACCAGCAATTAATGATCATTTAAGGCGCAAGGCTGAACGATTGATTGAATCTACTGGTTATCACATTGAACTTAAAAAAGTCTTTGCTAAAGTCCTTACAAAGAGAATGAACATAGGAATAGGGGCCAAAATGATCAATAAAGCTGTCGGAAAGGAACTAATTCCAGATCCTAGCCTTATGTTAGCAGAGGATGACCACAAAGTACTGGATAAATGGGGATCTATTGTCTGCGAAGAGAAATATGATGGGGTAAGAGTTATCTGCACAATAGAGGACAGAAAGCCTAAATTTTACACCAGGGCATTTAATGAGCTAGACTCCAGATTTCTTACCCGTATAGCAAATCAGATTTTAGAACTTTCCCATGGAATAGATGGAATTTTCTTCGATGGAGAATTAACAGATTTGGACAGAAAGAGCGTGAGTGGAAAGGTTACCCAAATGATGAAGGGATCTCCGAAAGAAAGCATAGGAGACGATCTATTATTTAACATCTTCGACGTTGAACCAACAAAAACAATTAAAGATGGCAAGGGGGTAACAGTTTACACCCAGAGAAGAGAGCTTTTGGAGCAATTCTTTAAGGATAAATCCTTTGAAAATATTAAAATAGCACAAAAATGGGAGGCAAAAACCAAAGATGAGCTAATGCCTATCTACGAGCAAATAGTTGCTAACGGAGGAGAAGGAGTTATTATGAAAGATCCTACCCATCTTTATGAATGTAAAAGATCTAAAAGTTGGATTAAGTTTAAGGAGGTGCAAGACTGCGATCTGGTAGTTACTGGATGGTATCCTGGCGAGGGAAAAAGAGAAGGATTTATCGGAGGATTTATTTGTAAGGATTCTTCAGGAGAATATCAGGTTAAAGTCGGATCAGGCTTTACAGAGCAGGATTTAATTGAACTCTCTAAGAACCCTGATGATATAATAGGTAAAATCGTTGCTATCCAATATAATGTTCCGATTGAGGATAAAAATGGCAATAAATCACTTTTTCTACCTAGATTTATCGAGGTCAGAAACGACAAGACAGAACCGGAAAATTTAGTAACCAGATTTAACAAGAATAAATGATAAATTCGCTTTTAACAGAAAAACTCAGACCTAAAAAATTAGAACATATGATTCTTCCGCAGAGAATTAAGGATGCTTTTAAAAATGGGTTACAACAGAATGTTTTACTTACAGGATCCCCCGGATCTGGTAAAACCTCTTTAGCAAAAATTCTTTCTGAAAATTCTCCACGGCTCTTTATTAACGTATCTGATGAAAGCTCGGTGGAAACAGTTAGAGAAAAAATAACAGGATTTTGTTCCACGATCTCTATCATGAACGAAGAGAATGCCACTAAGGTAGTAGTGCTGGATGAGTTTGATGGAGCGTCTGATCAATTTTATAAAGCTCTTAGAGGCACAATAGAAAAGTTTGCTAAAAATACAAGATTTGTAGCTACCTGCAATTGGATCAATAAAGTACCAGATCCTATCAAAAGTAGATTCGAGATATTTCTTTTTGATCCAGTTAACAAAGAGGAAGAAGCTGAATTAAAGAAACAATGGGAAGATAGGGTTATTCTCATCTTAGATAAGATGAGTATTTCTATCGAGGAAAAAGCTTTACATTCTTTTGTAAAGAAATACTATCCTGATATGAGATCTGC